CCTGCACCAGGGGGAACATTCAAGACAACGAACTCTTTTTCCTCAGATTCCAGCATCTCAACCAGGCGAACAGCGGCTTCTACCTGCCACGGGGACGGCATACGCCCCAAATAATGCCTTCTGAAGAAGTCGAAGTCCTCTAAACCTCGTTGGGCGTTAGCCGATAGGCGGGTTAATGGGATGGCTGGCGGGAGATTGACCGCCTCATCAAGGTCTTGTTCGTACTGTTCGTACTGTTTCCCACCACTAGACCCTCTGGCTTTTGAGGTTTCTAGTTTTGCTACCTCCAGTTTGGCTTTCGCCTCCTTGGATTTAGCCATCCAGTTCGTACCCGTGTTGTAATGGATACCTGCGATACGGCTGGCTTCACGGATGTTTGAGCCTGCGGCGATGGCGGCGAAGAACCGTGCTTTGTCTTCCGCTGGAACCCTTCTTTTTGTGCCCATGAATAGTTGCAAACTTTATCAGGAGGTGTATGATGACGGCCAACATCTTAGGAATGTGAGGAAATAACAGGGTACGACGCATCGAGAAGTGGGAAGACCAAACTGCAGAAGAGTCTTCACACCTTGTTGTTTCCTCAGATACCTAGACCACACGGATGGTCCAAGGGCGTACACCAGTCGCACGGTGCGGGCCAAGAACACGCGGGAACGCGGGTAGACCTCCATGCATCGACATGGGGGAGCGACGTGAGGAACGGTAATCTCAAACAAAGGTGTCGGCTGAAATAGCCACGGCGACCTTCCGCGGGGGCGGGAACTGTGGGGGAGGCACTACAAGTCCGAGTCGGATGTTGGTTGTCATTCCGCTCACTGCCGTTCGCGTCTAGCGCGCCGCATACGCGGCTTGCTGGCACAGAAAGAAGGCGAAACTGCACTCACGGGCTTGGCTCCCGAACGCAACTGTATGACGCTCGCCACACAATCAAAACCCACACAAACCTCCCCCGCCACCCCCCTCTGAGCACATCTTGAAAACGCCGAAAGAGTGACACCATCCCGAGCGCTTATACAGGTACTACATACCCACCAGCCTCGGCATACCCCCAGTTGTGCGTTTGTGAAAGCCTTGTGCGCTTGTGCAAGCGTATCGCTAGCAGAGATAGTTCACAAATGCACTATCTGCCAGAGAGATACCCCCACCTTGGTACCTTTTTTCCTAGAGAGAGTACCTGAAAGTTAGGGACGCCTAACAAGTTGTATTAGGTGTACCTAACGTTGAGATGCGAACGTGTGTTCGTTTGTTTGGGCGAACGTGTGTTCGTGTTACAAGTTGATGACATTTTGCAAATTGACTTGCATTTGTTCTGCTTGTCTGCTATAGTGGTATTTGTAAGGGAAAGCAAGGGAAACTACAGAAAGGGAACAAATGACACGCAAGGATTATGAGGCTCTCGCCTCGGACATTCGCCACGCGCATACGTGGTGGATGACGGAAGAAGAGAAGCAAGCCGCCCATAGGGTTATGTCGGTATTCGTTGAGAATGTGACGGAATACTTCGCCGAAGATAACCCCCGATTCGACAAGGCGCGATTCGTGGAGGCTTGCGGCCTCTAGTAAGTCTCCCCACATACCGTAGGGTACGCACGGTCGCGCCGTGAGTGGGGAACGAACCCGAGAAAGGCTCGGGGCAACAAGAAAGGGAAACAATGACACGCAAAGACTACGAAACATTGGCGAAAGGTATTGCCGAGGTGAAGAAATACTGTGACAAGTTGGACGGGGTGGGTGTGTTCGTCCACATGACGCGAGAGATTGCAACCAATCTTCAAATCGATAATCCGCGATTTGATAAGGCTAGGTTCTACGAGGCTTGCGGACTCTAGCAAGTAATCTCCCGTCACGCCGTAGGGTGCGCAGGTTCACGACCTAGACGGGGACGAAATACCAACTACAAACAGAAAGGGACAAGCAAGTGGAAACTATCAACTACTACGAACAGGGAAGAAAACAGGGAAGAGCGTCGGGCTCATGGGTGACGGACGGGAACACTAAGCCCGAAACCTACCGATGGATTCTCGAAGGGTTCGACGAAGGGAATCCCGAGGTTCTCGACCTACAGCCGAACCCTCTCTCTGGGGAATGGGCAGGCGAAAGCATCCTCGAAATCTTCGGACACTACCCCGAGGATGACGAACTGGACAACTACGAAGAAGGCTTCACTATCGGGTTTTGGGAAGAAGTGCTAGAGACTTGCCGAACCCATACCGAGAACCTCTAGACTGTAATACACTACAACTACACCAAGAAAGGGAAACAGCAATGCAAACAGAAGAACAACCACTAGACGTGTGGGGATACTTGGAGCAACCAAACCCTCATGCGCCCGAAGCAGAAGCACTGTACCGATGGGGACAGAACTACGAACCCGAGAACAACCCGTTCGTCATCTACCTCGACCTAATCGGCTGGAGTGATGAATACATTGGGGAACTACAAGCAACAAGAAAATCGTTTCACGAATACTTGGACTGCGTAGAACTGGACTACCTCGCGGACGCTCTCAAAGAATACGCGAACAATCCCCACGACGTGCGCGACTGGGTGGTCGGACTCATGGAAAGCGAGTGTGTATGACCACGGCGCAGGAACACAATCCGAACATTTCGGGATACATCCCAGAATCTTCGTGGCACTACAGCCACCACGTCGGGCGCGAGTTTTTTATCTGCTACAAACCTTACGGGGCAGAAACAACGAAACGAAACTTCGTCAGCCTCTACGAAACAGCCACAGAACAGAACGAACACTACACAACAGACGACGGAAGACCAGTACCAAAGAAAGTGTACCGTCACCTTGTCCGAGTATGGAAAGAAATGGGGAACTCATGACCACGGCGCAAGAACTAGGACAGAACATCGGCAAGCACGCCACACTCCACCTACCGAGTAGTCCACTCAGGTTCACGGTCGAGATTGTGGACGCACGTAAGCGTTACGGGAACTTGGACTACAAGGTGCGACCGTTGGCAGGTGGTGGCGAGACATGGCACCAAGCCCATCTAGTAACTGTCCACGAATCGGAACAATAGTCCTAAAACTTTTACAAAAAATAAAGTGCTAGTCCTTGACAAGAACAACAGAGTGTGATACAGTTAGAAGTGAAAGGGGAACAGAATGGGAATCATGAAACAGATTCAGGTGACTTGCGACGAGTGCGATAGCGAGTGCGACAGCACGGAGTACACAGTCGCCCGAGCAAGAAAGGGAGCAAGAAAGGACGGATGGAAGCGTCGGAACGGACGCGACATTTGCCCGAATTGCCAAGACAATCCACACACGGTGTAATACAGTTAGACATATCAACGAAGGGAGCAACAAGTGAACGCAACACCGAGCAAGGAACTCTTGGATTACCTGTGGGAAGAAGCACACAGGGTCATTCAGGAAATACGAGACAGAAAAATCTAACAAACAACACCAAGAAAGGGAAATAAAATGGCATACAAAGTAAGAGCAGACCTAACAGCACAAGACCTAGCGATACCGTCCCTCAACACGGACGAGTATTACACCGACGAAGAAATGAGAGACCTTACTTTCGTTGGGTGGGTAAACGAAACGACGTTCGAGGATGACGTGGACGGAGCGGTAGCAAAGTTTACGCACAGGCTCGGGCATCCCGTGTTCCTCTACAGCATCGACCTAGATTGGGTAGAAGAAGGGAGCAACAAGTGACAATCAAAACAACAACGGAGCAAATCCAACATCACCTAGCCATGTGGGGATTCGACACCCATCTTGGATACATGACAGACCAAACGCTCAGACTCTCAGAGAACGGGGCGGAGAACTTGCTTGCGCTCATCGAGAAACTGACCGAAGAGTACGGGCAGGCTTGCGTTCGGGTTGGTCAGGCTTACGCAGAAGGGAGCAACAAGTGAATTGCAAAAACTGCGGTGACGAACTCACCGAATGGGGAGAAGTGGACGAGTACGAACTCTGCCATGAGTGCTACTGCCAAGTAATGGACACAACCACACAGAAGGGACAAAGAAAGTGACAATCGAAAGCATCTACAACGAAATAGAAAACCAAATCGAGAACCTGCGCCACCTCATCGTGACGCAAACCAACAAGGGACAAATCACAAGCGCACAATCAGGGCTGATGCTGGAGCAACTTCAGTCCACCCTGTTCGCTATCGAGCAAGCACTAACAACCAGAGAAGGGAGCAACAAGTGAGCGTAATCAACGAGGCACACATGGGGTGCGACCGTTGCGGTAGGTATGTCGCCGACGGCGACGGACACTACGTCAACGACGACCGAGTGTGTGCAGAGTGCAATGAACGGGAGCCAGTCGAGGTAGTACAACTTCGGGCAACTCTCGCAGTAATCAACGAAATCATGGGAATCCAACCAAAGAAGGAGAGCAAGTAATGTACGCAGACGAAATCTACACAGTAGGGGAGATGTTTCTCCTCTGCCTCATGACAGGAACCATCGGGTATCTGTTGGCATCACGCAGGTATGAGAAGAAACTGGAACGTGAGCGAGCAATCCGTGACCGTTACCGCTGGCAGTTGGGCGGACGTAAGTGAAGCGTGGCGTGAAGGTCACAGTCATCGCCACCTACCATCCGCTCTACGGAAAGCAGGGCGTGGTGATTGGCGGAGTGAAGAACCGTGACGGCATCGAGTATCTAATCGGACTTACGACAGGTGAGACAGTTACCGTGGGCGGGCATGAAATCCAAGAGACAAGAAAGGGAATGAAATGAAAACTATCGAGCAATGGGAAACCGAATACCAACCCGTGAATAACACGGGCGACGAGTACGCCTCATGGAACGGACAGATGTTCGAGACCTACGGGGACGACAACGAAGCGGTGCTATCGGTGGCGACACGCGAACCACGCAGGGTGTGGACGCTGGTCGATACTGATGATGGGCTAGTGATGACGAACGGGTATCTGTTTGTCAATCGGGTTGGCTACTTCGTAACAGAGAGGGAATGGGAATTGGGTGCGACTATCGAGATTCCAGTTACAGATGGAGATGTTTTTTGATTCACGAAAACCGCCGATTTTATTTTTTGTAAAGGCATCACAGCCTGTAGTGACGGGAGTGAGGTTGGCGGTTTTGAGGCACCCGATTTGACAAGCGTATCACGGTATGCTAAGATGGTAATCGCAAGTACGAGAAGGGGAGAGGAGGTGAAGGGATGAAGACCAAGACACATGAAGAGACGGTGCGCGAAAACATCGAGACCGTTCTCTACAACGTCGAGTGTGGCGACTATGACGTTGCGCTTGACTGGGCAATGCTGGTAGTCGAAGGACTGCGAGCGTTGAGCAACAAGTAGTAATGGCAGGGTGACTGGCAGACAGGCGGGTTCGAGTCCCGCCCACCCACTCAACACAGAAAGGGAAACCATGCAGATACGAATAGGAGCGTCGGCAGTAAGCGACCATCTCAGCAGGCTCTACGAGCGTGGCGAGGACGGACGTTACCGACACATCGACAACGGCGGAACCATCACCGTCATCAACGAGACCAAGAACCAAGCGACCATCGAACTAGATAAGGTTGCCTTGTCGGAGTTCATCAACGACATGGACTATCAGGTCGAGTTCACCGAAGGGCAATACCGAACCCAATGCAAGCGAGCGTTGCGAACCCTGAAGAGCGCATCATGAGGGATGGGCAGGCAGAGTTCGAGGACTTTATCCACCATCACATCAACAGCGAACGACTCGCACGGTGCGTCATCGCCATGCTGGTCGAGCGTTGGGGCTGGCAGGTGGTAATCGAGGACATCGAGGGGTACGAGCGTGAATCGGCTTGACCTCTTGCTCTATCAGGTAAAGACCCGCAAGCACCGAATGTGGGTGGTGCGCAGACACGCAGGCGAAATGGACTTTCTGTATTGGCGTGGCGGTAGCGTCCGCAATGGCAAGGCATGGACACCCGACCCGATGATGGCTTGCCTCTACTACACAGCCGACCACGCCGAGCGTGATGCCCAAGCCTCAGACCTAGCAAGGGAACACAGGTACAAGGTGCGCCAACTCCGTTTATAGTGCTAGGCTAAAGGTTTGATTAGCCCCGTTCCCGCGGTTTCCCCTTCCTGCGGTTGAGCGGGGCTTTTCACTTTCTCAGGTGCAGTCGCCCCGCGAAATACTCTTCACGTTCCCGAGGCGTAAGCCCACCGAAGACACCGTACCTACGGATGTCGTTCATCTCTGATTCGATAGCGAACTCTAAACACTGCACGCGATACTGGCATGGCTCGCACACCGCAATCGCATCATCGTACGCAGTCTTAGATGATTGACCTTTGCCTATCTCTGGAAAGAACACGCTGTTATCCATCCCTTTGCATGGCGCGTCATCCCACCATGCCATTTCACTGGTCATCATGTTCACCGCAGTCATCTGTTCCCTTCTCCTTCTTTAGTTGCTGTTCACGCAACCATAACCAGCGCGTAGTCTCCTTGTCAAAAGCGCGGTAGATGTCGGTACGTTCGACGTTACTCATCGTCGTCTTCTTCGTACTTCCCGCAATAGGTGTCAGGGTTGAGGGGCAACCTATCGCAAGGGCAGGGTTTCGTTCGTCCTTTGATTATCATCGCGTCTCCATCGAATCATGTTCATCAGGTTCACCGAACCATACATGATGGCTCCGAGGATAAGACCATACTCCTGCCGTGTAATAGCGAAGTACACCCACAGCACCTCGTTGCATAGCCCGATGGCGAACCCCCACCATTTGTGTCTGCCGACCGCTATCAGCCCCGTGATACCTACCAGCGACAACACCCACGACATCAGTAGCCTTCGGTCTTGGCGTGTACCACCATTGACAGGCACCCGAGGTAGCCTGCCGCGTCAACCACGTTGTCTCTGTGCCAACGGTTCTCTCCGATGGCGGTGCGTAGGCGCGAGAGTTTTACCGCCACCATGAATAGGATGGCTTGCTCGACGGTGAGCCTGACCCCCGTGAGAGCCTCGAAAATGTCGCGGGTCTGCGTGTAGTCATCGAGTGGATGGGCGTACTCTTTATGTCTGTCTCCTGTGATAAGACCGAACGCTTCGGTCAGGATTTCTGCTCCGTTAGTTTTCTTCACGGAATGGGTTTCTCCATACTGCGGCAGGGCAGTTCGCCTCTACCGATTCCCTGTGCTCATCCGATTCATAGACACGCATAACGAACACGCATGGGTCTGAGCCGTCAATGAACTCTGCTTCTTCGGTGATGCTGGTGGCTGGTCCGTCATGGGTTTCGCAGATGGGTGGTGACACCCAGCCTGAGCGTAATCCAATCTCTAGCCATTGGTCATAGGAGATGGTCATGATGTCCATCAGAACGGTTCATCTTCCAAGAACTTCGGGGTGCCGAAAGCCTGCGCCACTTTGCCGAGCGTGTCATTCGTCTTGTCAGCAACGACAGGGTTCCAACGGCACAGCAAACCAACCTCGTCAGCGAGAATCTTGGTGACATACTTCTTCACGCCATCTTTCTCGTATGAGGAGATGTCCAACTTGCCGACGACAATCACGTTCGAGCCTTTCTCGATGGTGGCGGCGGCGTGCTCAGCGTACTGACCGAACACGGTGACGTTATGCCATACCGTTACCTTCTTGTCGTCTTTGCCTGAGGTGGTGGCGACGGTGAAGTTGCCGACTGCGGTGCCGCTTTTGGCGTAGGTCAACTCGACTGGTTTGCCTGCGTTGCCTGTGATGGTGATGGTATTCATTTCTTTCCTTTCGGAATCATGGGCTGTATCTGCCCTTCTTTGGATGTGTTATTTGCCCCACGGCAAACGTGTGTCGGGGGTTCTGAAAGGCGTACATAGGTGGTGAGCGTCTCGTCGCAACGGTCGCAAACCCATCGTGTTACTGGCCCCTTCATAGGAGTACCTACCCTAGCGTGAGGGTGTGGCAGATGTCAAAGACTCCAGTTGCCTAGCCCGCCCTTGGTGTTGTCCATAATCCAGCGGGCAAACTTGACGTTGCAGTCTGGGTCAAGCAGGACTTCAAGGTCTTGGCGCATGTCCCCTGTCTTACGTCCGCATACCGCTCGGACACTATTGACCCAACTGGAATTGACCTGGAGGAGCCCAGAGTCCCATGACTTGTTGTTATTCAGGTGGTAGGTCATGACTCCGTGCTTGTTCCATGTGGCGTTGATGGCGTTGGGTCGGCATCGGGATTCACGCCACGCTATGTACGAGAACACCTGCACGGGTAGCCCGTACTTGCGGAACAGGGGATGCCATTCGGGGCATCGCATCTCTGGGTCTGCTGGTATCGGTTTGCGGGGGGTCGCTCTAATCGGAACCACTACTGCCGCTCTTCCCTTCGTCCCTTCTCCCATCTTGCCTTCATCTTGGGTGGATGCCGCCGCTGGGGGGACGGCTACTACAACCCCTGTGAATAACGCGCACACAACGTACTTCAACATTTGGTCTCTCAATCGTAGGTGGATAAGGTCAGCAACTCTGTTACCTGCTCGGGATAAAGCAATGCTCCTTTCGCTGGGTTCTCGGATTCAGGTGCCGCTACCAGGTGGCGTAGGTTCTGCCAGTTTTGTTTCAGGTAACGCTTGAGTCGTGTTACCTCTATCATAACCCACCCGCCTGGAGAGAACACATACGCCCACCAC